AGATGAAAGCACTTATTTTGCAGACGGTTCGTACTATGAAGATGAGTTTTTCCAAGAGGATTACTACTATGAAGGAGTGGATAGTTTTCTTGATGAGCCATGGGAAATAGAGACTTATTTTGAAGAAGAGGAATATTTCGAGCCTTTTTTTGAGGAGGAATATTTCGAGCCGTTTTTTGAAGAACCAGTGTTTGTGGAAGAACTGGAGGCTTTCCTTGAAGAGGAGGCTCTTGTCTTCGACTACGTTGAAGAGGTGTTTATTTTTGAAGAGTTTTATGAGGAAGACCTTTTGTTCGTGGACTACGATCTTCCAGAAATAGACACCGTTTTATTGGACCACTTTGAACACGAAGAGCTTATAGAAGAGTTTTTTGAAGAGGAAGCCGTTGAATTTTTAGAATTTGAAACCATAGAAGAATTGGAGGAGTGGATTGAACAAGAGGAAGCTGAAGAGAGTGCTGTTTTGTCTGATGCTGAAGATGGAGAATTGGAGGATACAGAGGCAGTTGAAGAAGAGAGCGAGGACAGAGAAGAAGCTGTCGAAATTGCTGTCGCAGAGAATGAAACCAAGAAGGACAACAAAAAAGCCGAACAATTAAATGTTGTTGCTAATACCATTAGGGCAGCGACAAACAGTGTAAGCGGTACCACTTCTGGGACTTCTGCACAGGCAACGGGAACCTCAGCCTCGTCTGGGGGCTCTTATGGCGGCTCTACGAGCGTTTCTAGTTCCCAAGCTACTGCTGTAGTGTCTTCGGTATCCGGTGGCTCTATAAGCACAAATAACTCACCAAGTATTTCTGCTCAGGTTGCGAGTTCGGCTGCGCAAACACAACAAATTTTGTCTATGAGCGCTGCTGATGCAGGGAGCTCCTCGTTCAGTGGTTCGGGGACCATGGACACAGAAACAACAACCACGGACCAAGGACCGGGGACCACGGACACCATGACCTCTACTGCCGATGCTTCTGTTTCCGTAGACCTTATGCCAACGGTAGGGGGCACACAAACAACAGGCACCGATGCACAAGTACAAGACATGCAGGGTCAAATTGATACGGCGGTCTCAGGAGGCATGACAGCAAGTGAAGCAGACCAGATTGCCGATCAAATTGTGGCCCAAAACATACAGAACCAACAAGAAGAATTAGAGCAAGAGCAGCAGGAAACAGGGGAATACGGTGATTCCAGCCAACTTGTTGCCTATATGGGCTATGTGCCTGGCTTTAGTGCGTACAGGCAAGTAACTCTAGCGGACGCGTCCGATTGGTATGAACCAAAAGCAATTTATGGTAATGTATCCATACCGGACAATACTTCGGCATTTGTTGGTTTATATGGCGAAAGTTTAACTGGAATGAAAAATTTAATGGATATGCAACCTAATTTATAGAGGAAGGACATGGACTGGTTTCAATCAAAAACAACACAACTAATTGCCTTGGCTGGAATTGTCAGCACATTAGCTGGCTTCGGGTATCAGGGTGCTACATACATTAACAGAATAGAGAACTTAGAAAACAAGATAGCGACTCTAGGCGCAACAGAAGATGCGCAAAACGCTATCGAAGAACGTTTTGCCTCAATAGAAACTTCGGTTAATTTCATCAATAAGACAATAGACGGAAGTATAGTTCCAGATGTTAAAGATAATGGCGAAATGATACAGGTTATAGAGGTCGATCTTTCAACCATGGAAACAAGGATACAGTCTCTTGGAAACCAAGTAGAAAGACTTGAGAATAAAAACGAAAACCCTTTAGCTAACTGAGACGAGATATGAATGACGGATACCCAAGCGGCAGATTTGCGGGCGACATGGACAGAAATGAAGTCGAAATGGACCTCAATAAGTTTATGGCGATGGTTGAAGAGATTGGTGCTTTAAAAGACAAAATAAGGGATTTAGAAGACACAAAGAACAATAACCCCCATCAGAGATGGATCTTTTTAGCGCAAGCTGTGGACTCCTGGCGTATTTTTCCAAGAGCGTTTTTAACGGTTTACATCTTTTTACTTTATTACACCGTAATGTGGTTTATGGGCTTGGAGAACCCAACCTTTGAACAGTCTGGACTTATATCTATTATTGTAGGTGCGGGTGCAGCTTGGTTTGGGCTCTATGCGGGAACGTCTGGCTCTTCTAAGAGCTTTAAAGGCGATAAAGAATGAAGCTAGTATTGTTTTTGTGTGCGCTGTTGTTGGTGTCTATATCTGTTAATGTGATTGTTTTCACTAAACTGGATAAGGCAAAGATAGAACTACAAACCGCAATAAACAATCAAGTGGTTTTGGAAAGAACCATAGCCGAACAAAACGATCAGATTAAAAAAGCGGTAGAGACGGCTAAGAAAACGCAACAGCAAATACAGTCGCTTAACAATCAATACACAGAGTCGCAAGCGCAAGTAACAAAGCTAAGAAGCAAGTTTGCAAACTTTAATTTAGAGGGAATGGCTTTAACGGAGCCCGCTGTTTTAGAAGGCAAGGTTAATAGAGCTACAGCTAGGGTTGGCGATGATTTAGAAAGAATAACAAGTCCAGAGCAATTTGATGAAAAAACTACTGATACTGCTACCCTTAATTAGTGGGTGTTCTACCTACTCTTTGTTTGAGGGACTAACTGACAACCAACCGGAAACAAAACCGGTTGAAATCGTGCGTGTTGCACAATCAGCCCCTATTTACCATCCACCGCTGCCAGAGCCTATTAAAGCATCGCCAGTGGAGTGGCGTATATTGTCCCCTGATGTGATGCAAGCGTATCTCGACGCAGTGGAAGCAGGGGAAGAGCCTAGAGTTGCTTATTACGGACTAACAAGCCAAGGCTACGAAAACCTGTCTATGAACATGGGTGAAATTAAACGATATTTGGAGCAAATCCTTCATATTGTAGGATATTATAGGGAGATAGACGAAGAAGAGGAAAAAGAATAGTGCCCTATAGTAAGTATAATTTTAGACCAGGAATAAACCGAGAAGGAACCGATTATAGCAACGAAGGCGGTTGGTATGACGTTAATTTGGTGCGTTTTCGTCAGGGGAGGCCAGAAAAAATAGGGGGCTGGGAAAAAGACAATGTTAACACTTATCTAGGCACAGCTCGTGCCCTGCACAGTTGGGTGGATTTGGAGTCTACTCGATTCCTTGGACTGGGAACTACTTGGAAATACTATGTGAACGAAGGTAATAGTTATTACGATGTAACTCCTCTAAGAACCACAACATCTGCCGGAGATGTCACGTTTTCTGCAACCAATGGAGACGCTACGATTACCGTTACAGACTCTAGTCACGGTGCGGTTAAAAATGATTTTGTCACCTTTAGTGGTGCCGCTACTCTGGGCGGTTTAATTACTGCCAATGTTCTAAACCAAGAGTATCAAATTGCAACTATTGTTAATGCTAACAGCTACACCATTGAAGCCAAAGACACCGACGGGGACACCGTAACAGCTAACAGCAGCGATAGTGGCAACGGTGGATCAAGTGTGGTTGGGGCCTATCAGATTAATGTTGGGCTAGATGACTATGTTTCTAGCACAGGTTGGGGCGCAAGTCCGTGGGGAGACGGAACCTTTGGTTCAGTGACCGCTTTATCTGATACTAACCAGTTAAGGCTGTGGACGCACGATAACTTTGGTGAAGATTTATTAATGGGAGTTAGATCAGGCGGTATTTATTATTGGGACTCTTCTTCTGGAACAGGCACTAGGGCTGTTGCTTTGTCGGCTCTTTCAGGAGCTAATTTAACTCCAACAAAAGCTTTGCAGGTTATGGTCTCAGAGAAAGACAGACACGTTATTTGTCTGGGAGCAGATCCTTTAAACGCAGGAGGGACAGCTAGAACAGGGGCGATAGATCCTTTGTTTGTTTGCTGGAGTGACCAAGAGAACGCGGCTGAATGGGAGCCAAAATCAGATAATACATCAGGTTCTTTAACGCTTTCTTCTGGTTCAGAGATTGTTGGTGGGTTGTCTGCAAGAGAGGAAACATTAATTTGGACGGACAGCTCTCTTTATAGTATGCAATTTGTCGGCCCTCCTTATACCTTTGGCGTTAACTTGGTTAACCAAGGGGTTGGTTTGGTTGGACCCAAAGCAGCTGTTAATACACCGGTAGGTGTGTATTGGATGGATCAAAAAGGGTTTTATTCTTATGACGGAAGTGTAGCAGCGGTGCCGTGCTCCGTGCATTACTATGTCTTTAGCGATTTTAATGTGGACCAAGCGTACAAGGTGTTTGGTTTTCTTAACAAACAGTTTAGTGAAGTGGGTTGGTTTTATCCTTCTGGTAGCTCTACAGAAATTGATCGGTATGTCACTTATAACTATCAGGAAGGTGTTTGGACCTACGGCCAGTTAACCCGATACGCTTGGATAGATCAGGACATTACCTCTTATCCAAGAGCGACTTATAATAACTATTTGTACAAGCACGAGACAGGAAACGATGATGACGGGTCGCCCATGGACAATGTGTATATTGAATCAAGTGATTTTGATATAGACGAAGGTGAGTTTATATCTTTCGTAAGAAATGTCATACCGGATGTTAAGTTCACTGGAAACGGTGGAAGTGACCAGACGATTAATTTCGTAATGAAATCAAGAAACTATCCAGGGGAGAGTTTATCTACGGACACTACTCAAACTGTAACCAGTAGTACAACCAAATTAAACACAAGAATAAGAGCGAGACAAGCTGTTCTTAGAATAGAGTCCGATGACGACGGTTCTTCTGGAACAAGAACAGGTGTCGGCTGGCGATTGGGAGATACGCGACTAGATATTAGACCTGATGGCAGAAGATAGTGGCTAAATTACTAGAAACTAGACTGCCTACAGCCATTGGTTCTGTTGAGCCTGAACTCTATAACAGAATGGTACGGGTGTTAGAGATAAATCTTGGAAGATTTGACCCAACAGCAACACCACAATACAATGATACCACCTTAAATAAGAACCAGTATGCTGCTGGTGATGTCATTTGGAATACGAGTAAAAACGTTTTACAGGTCTATACCGGCAGTAAATGGCAGGATTTATCAACTAGAACCGAGGTAGGCTTAGAGGCCACCGGTGCTGTTGGAACTTTAACTGTGTCGACAAACGGCGCAACAATTATTTCTTTATAATGCCCATAGAAAAAGTTAATGGAGGATACAAATGGGGTAAATCTGGAAAGGTTTATCCAACCAAAGCTCAAGCTGCAAAACAAGCGAGAGCTGCGTATGCTTCTGGGTACAAGGGGTATCAGTCTGGAGGCGGTGTTACTCAATCAACAGACCCTTTTGCTCCAAACTTTGAGCTGTCTCGTAGTGGAGGCAAAACAACCACTGTTGGTGGACCAAGGCAAACAAACAAAGACACTTTTGCTAAAGACTTTGCCAAGTACATGCTGATGACGGGTATTATGTCTAATCCTAAAGCTAGACAAAACTTTATGTTGGCTAAAATGTTCAGGGACCAAGGACCTATGGGAGTTGGCAAAGCTCTAGGACAACGAGCAGGCATAGAAGCGTTGTTTAGAAAAGTTGGTCCGTGGGGAATGTTATTGCAAAACAAAGGAGGACCTTTAGGTTTAGGTATTATGAGCTCAGGCGCCCCAATGAGTTCAAGAATTATGCAAGGACTTCTTGATCCTAGAGTATCTGGCAGACTAAAGCTTGCCCAAGCTTTTCCAGGATCT